TAGAGCCAGCCACTGTCTCAGGAGCAGCAGCGTCGATAGTTGGAATGTCCGCCTTTTTACCGAAAAGCGTATCTTCGGCAGCCTCACGTTCCTGGCGTTCCTTTTCAGCAGCGAGGGCACGAGCAGCAGCTTCCTCCTTAGTGGGGCGGCCCACATGCGATGCGAGGAGAGCAGGGTCGGTGAGATCCACGGCAGGCACCGATGTCTTCAAGTCAGCGGTAATCTTATCCGCATAGCGGCGGATGAGTTTCTTACGAGAAGCGTAGTCTTTGAAGCGCAGCGCCTCATTGACGAAAGCACGACAGAAGGGGAAAGCAGCCATGAGGTTCAGTCCCTTCTCAATCTGTTCACGTATGCCGGACGTGATGTTTCCCGCCTTTTCGATGACCGGCAGGTGTTCGGCATACCAGTTCTGGTAATCAGCGAGCCACGCCTTGCGTTCCTCTGCTGACATCTGGGTGAAATTTTTTGTATTCATACTACCTTTGTTTTTAGGCTGCTGTGGCACAGCAGCATACTAAACACTTAACACGATGCAAAAATAGGGGAAAATTTTTTGGAGGGTGGGACAAAAAAAGGGGATGACAATACAATCGCCTTACAAAAGAGGGGACGAAAACCCAGCGGGGAGAACCGTTGGGCGCAAAAAAAAGCCCTACCGATTGAGGCAGGACCTTTTTATGAGGGGAAATCCTTAGATTATCCTGGATTTGCAGGAGTAGCAGAAGCCAGGAGTGAATCCCAACCATCTTCAGGAGCAGTGACATAGAGGTTGTCATACAATACACCATTGAGGTGGAACTCCAGTGTAGTCTGACGGTCATCAGAAGTAGCAGCGCCGGTGTCGGACTTAATACCACCCTGTTCAGCCTTTACACGGCGGTTAGGATCGTACATAATCTGCGTGTCGCCGGTGTTGCCATCAGGAACGATGATACCGATATTCAGATTGTTCAATGCACGAGACAGCTCAGAGGTCTTCTTATTGACCGCCTCGATGATAGCATTGTAGGTGAGGTTATAGCCACCGTTGGGACCCTGGCTCTCACCTTGGATCTGCTGGCTCTCATCCTTCAGGTCGAACTTATAGAGACCCTTACCTGACTTGAACGTAGGCACAGAGTAAGTATTACCCGTCAATTTGAGTGGTGTGAGGAGGTCAGACTTCACGAAGTAGTAAGCCACCGCAGAGGTACCACCGATATTCTCCAGGCAATTTTCCTCGTTCAGGTAGTTGTCGAGGTTGGGGCATGTTACTGTATCAGCCATAATCTTGAAATTTTAATATTTGACGTTTAGTGTTTATAAGTACCCAGCCGAGAGCGGCTGGGCACTATGAGAGAGGAGATTACGCGTTAGGAGCGAAGAATGCGGTGATAGCCATCGGCATACCTGTTGCTGTGATAGAGATCTCAGTGTCAGTCTTGCCGTTGCTCCAAGAGACAAACTTCTGGTTACTACCAGGAACAGCCTTCAGCGTTACGATAGCGTTAGGAGCGAAGTCCAGAGGAGTATCGTAAGCCTCTCCGTTGACCTGTACGGTACCCGTACCATCGATGCTTACCACGAGCTTAGAGTTCTCGTAGTCGCCATTGATGACGTTCTCAGCAATCGAGCCGTCGCTGATGGCGAAGACAGAAGCCAATGGGTTGAAGATACGAGTGCCCTGGATAGACTGAATCTGGAAGATTACATCCTGAGCATCCTCGTCGCTACCGAACTGTACCTTAACGAAAGTCTGGTTGTTCTCAGAGTCAACTCCATACTGGAGGTTGTTAGGAATAGTTGCCATGAGGCGAGTTCCTACACCCCAAGCATCAGACGGACAGAACTCTACGCGAGGCATTTCAGGCACGGTGAAGTTACCGTTAGGCAGGTAAGTCACCTTAGAGTTACCGTGATACTTGTTAGAGTAGCCCTGTGCAATGTAGATACCACGCAGGATGTCACAGTGGAGCTTCACTACCTTCTGCTGGCGCAGACGAGCGTCCCACTTTGTGTACCACTCCAGAACAGTGTCGAAAGGAGTAGAGTCGTGAGCGTCGGTAGGAACACCGATAGCGTCGCAAGGAATGAGGTTGCCATTGGTCTCACTGATGATACCATCTGCGATGTCGTGAGCGATGTCGGTGTGGAAACCGTCATAGAGCGAGAGCTTCTGCTTTGCCTCGTCAGGATCATCCTCATACTCCATGTTACCGAAGAAGAGGTTAGACTTCAGATCCTCGGCATAAGACTTCAGGATGGCCTCACATGCGACAGTAGAGAGAGGATAGTCGCCACCGGCCTTGCCATCGGTACCAAAGACAGTCTCAACATAGTTGTCGATATTGTCGCGGTAACGGTTCCAAGTCAGCTTTGCGACCAGGGTGCGCTCCTTCAAGAAACCAATCTTGTTCTCCACAGGTGTACCAACCTTCTTACGACGGGTAGTACCACCCTTGCGGACGAGCAGATGGTCAGTTTTCTTGTACTGAACGCCAGAAATTACCTGAATGCCGAGGCGGTCGAGCAACTCAGGATCTTCGTAGGCAGGACCCATAACGATCTGCTTACCTACTTGCTCGGCTACGTGAGTCAGTGCCTCACGTCCGATGAACTCAGGTGCGTTGTTGTTGTTAGGCATAACTTTGATTTTTTAAAGGGTTAATAATTTGGAAATTTTACGCATTGATTTTTGCCATGTACTCCTTGCGGATGCGGGCATTCTCCAGAGGTGACTTTGTGTGGTCGTAAGCAGGCATACCACCCTCGGCCTTATGTTCCTCAGCACCCTGGCCATTGTTAGCCGGAGAGCCAGCAGGTACAGCAGTAGCAGCCGTTGTCAGTTGCTCAATCTGTCCTTTCTGGTCGGTGATGGTCTGGTTAGCGGCGGCCAGTTGGTCCTTAACCTCCTTCAGTTCCTTTTCAGCCTTCTCGCGGGCAGCAATCTCAGCATTGAGTGCAGTTGTGTGCTCCTCTTTGAGCGTGTTGACAGCTTGCTCGTGTGCATCGTTCAGTTCCTTCTCACGAGCAGAGACGGCATCGTTCTTAGTAGTCTCGGCCTGGCTGACTTGTGTCTTCAGACCCTCGATCAGTTTCAGAGCATCCGCCTTTTCAGTGGCGTTAGTCTCAAGTGTCTGGTTGAGTGCTTCGAGCATGTCGGGCACGAAGTGAGCGCCCTCAGCGTCCACTACCAGCTCAGGTACACCGCAAGCGGCGGCAATCTTTTCATACTGTTTCATATTCTCATTGTTTAAGGGGTTGTTCTTTTCTCCCTCGGTGGCAGAACCACCGAGCGCAGTGGCATCCGTGGCAGGAGTGGCAGCGGTGGCAGCTTCGGCTGCTGGTGCGGGTTCCTGTTCGGGTACATCATCTTCAGGAGCGACGGGATCTACACGTTCGATAGGCTGTGCGGTACCGTTGGCTACCTCGAAAGCACGGGTGATAACCTCTCCGAGTGTCATCTGGCCATCGCAGAGGATGCCCTTGACCTTTTCAGCCTCGAAGACCTTACCATGTATATGCTCTTCC